GACAACTACCCAACGCTACTCGCCGTAAGTTTTGGACCATAAGTTTTGGATAGGATAAAACAATGACGCAAGCAACACGCTATGTAGTAGAGAAAAACGGCGCTGCCGCGCTAGGCCCGTCGCCTTGGGTGCCCGCCTTCCGGCAGAAAAGATCGACGCTCAAGGTCAACAAAAACCCGCCTGCATGCCCGTTCGATTTGGGTGATGGCGAGACTTTGCGCGAGGTTAAATATCAGGCAGTCACGCCATTAGCCTATCAAGAGGTTGAGCACACCGGCCAGAATAGCGTGGACGGCGATGGGTTTTGGGTTATCGGGCGTGAGGCTGAGAACATCAATCTACCAGCGGCTAAGGCTGAAGCCAAGGCCAAAGCCACGAAAAACTTCAAGACTGCCCGCGACGGCGGTATGACGGCAACCATCGGCCAAACTAAAATCGAAGTGGACACTTCAACGGAAGCATGGACTGAAATCAATGCGGCCCTCGAAGTAACCGGCGGAGGCTCTTCAGTCAAGTTCGTAACTCGTGCTGGTATGTCAGTCCTGGCAAACAACTCAGAGCTCCAAGCAATGAAATCTGCAGTCAAAGACCACAGGCAGGCTGCTCAGGCAAACGAATATGACCTATACTCTGCAATCGACGCAGCAGCGGACCTAACCGAATTAAGGGCTATCGACCTCGATAGTGGGTGGTAATAATGGCTACTGACTACAGCACGCTCAAGACAGACGTACAGAACTGGCTTGAAAATGACGCAACTGAATTCACCAGCCAACTGGACCAAATTATCCGGTTGGCCGAGTTGCGTATTGCTAAAGAGTCAAACCTACAGCGCTTCCGCAAAACGGACACCGCCCAAGCGACAGTCGCATCCTCAGACGTAGTCAGTGTGCCAGCCGACCTAGTGCGTTTGCGCGGCGTGCAGCTTACTGCCAGCGGTGAGTCTCTCTTAGTCAAAGACGAGTCCTTTATCCGTGAGTACAACGCCAGCGTCACTACCGAATCGGCCCCTAAATACTATTCCCTGTTCCAAGACGGCGACACGGAAAAGCTATTAGTGGCCCCCACGCCTGACGCAGCTTACGCGCTCACCATCGGATACACTTTTCGTCCGACCGGGCTCAGCTCCGGCAACACGACCACTTGGCTCAGCACCAACGCAGAAGATGTCCTGTTCTACGCAGTCTGCCTCGACTCAGAAGTCTTCTGCAAAGCGGAACAGCGCGACTTCGTCCGCCTTCAAGCCATGTACGAACGTGGCCTAGGAACGCTCCGCAACGAAGAGGAAACTCGTGGACGCACCGACGAATACAGGCGTGGCGTAGTCAACTCGCCCTCACTCAAGCCACTGAACCCGATCCATAAACAAGAAGGCTAGTAATGCTAATCCCTCTTAATCCGCAACCCGGTATCGTAAGTGTAAACACCGATTACACGTCCCAGACGCGCTGGGTTGACGCGGATAAAGTGCGCTTTCGCTACGGACGCCCTGAGAAGATCGGGGGGTGGGAGTCTTTCCTCACCGATGCCATCACCGGCACCCCTCGTGCAATCCACACCTGGAGGCAGCTCAACGACTACCGAAACATTGCCCTCGGCACAGAATCCCATCTCTATGTCTACAGCGAAAGCCTCTTAACGGATGCCACGCCTTACCGCGTCACCAGCCACAGCCTCGACGCAACTGACGTAGACACCACTAACACATCCTCCACCGTAAATATCAGCTACACCACGCACGGCGCAAAAGTAGGTGCCCGCGTAGTGTTCTTAGGTTCCCTCTCTGTAGGCGGCCTAACTCTCGACGGTGAATATACCATCACCAACATCGTAGATGCGGACAACTTCGAATTCGACGCTGGATCAAATGCAACCAGCACGGCCTCAGGCGGCAGCGTCAACATCGCCCTTACAATCAATCCCGGTACAGCATCCGCAATCTCTGGTTTTGGTTGGGGTACTGGTGCTTGGGGCAGCGGAACTTGGGGCACGGCGCGAGCAGCCTCCAACGTCGTCCTCGATATGCGCGTCTGGTCAATGGACAGCTACGGCGAAGACCTCCTCTTTTCTTACCGCAAAGGTCCCTTATACGTGTGGGACGCCTCAGCAGGCGGACGCTCTACAGCCGTAACCGGAACCCAAGTCCCTGCAGCCGTAGGTTTAGTCCGCGTAACGGAAGATCGCCACACAGTATCAGCCGGAGCCACACCACAAGGCTCAGTCATCTTCGACCCGATGCTAGTAAAATGGTCTAACGAAGAAGACTACACTGACTGGGACATCACCAACACCACCAACACGGCGGGCGAACAAATCCTAACCGAAGGTAACGAAATCACTGCCTTCGTCCAAGGCCGTTCAGTCAGCTACATCCACACCGACACTGCCCTCTACGCCATGCAGGACATCGGACCTCCCTTCGTCTTCGGTTTCAACGTACTCGGTGAAGGCTGCGGCTGCCTTGGTCCCAACGCCTCGACCACCGTGGAAGACAACGTTATCTGGATGGGCTTCGGCAACTTTTACATTTTCGACGGCTCAGTCCGTACCCTTGAATGCCCCGTCATCGACAAAGTGTTCGAAGACATGAACATTACTCAGCAGGAGAAAGTGTTCGCCGGGCTAAACCGCAAATTCAGTGAAGTGTGGTTCTTCTATCCCTCCGCAGACTCCACCGAAAACGACCGCTACGTCCTATACAACTACCGCGAAGGCACCTGGAGCTACGGCTCAATCGCCCGGACCACTTGGCGCGACCAAGGTCTGTACCAAGAACCAATCGCCACAGCCCCGTCCGGCACGGTCTACAAGCACGAAATCGGCTGCAATGATGACGGCGCGATCATGCCTGCCTACGCCGAAACCGGCGTATTCGAAGCAGGTGGGGAAGATGGCGTGGGCCAAGGCGATAAAATGCTCTATATGGACCGGATCATCCCGGACGTCGAACTAGACACCGGCGGAGAAATGACTTACACAGTCTACACTCGCCGCTATCCTAACAGCACCGACATCACCAAGGGCTCCTTAACCGTAACTCCCACTACGGAGAAAATCTCCTTCCGTGCCCGCGGTCGGCAATTTCGCATGCGCTTCGAAACCAATGACCTAGATAACGGCTGGCGTCTCGGCACGAACCGCATGGACATCAAAGTGGACGGAGATCGTTAATGTCTCACACAGCAGCCCCCGTCTACCCAACCTTCACACAGGACGAAAATCCTAACAGAAAACTTAACCGCCTTGTCGCCACCATTAAAAACAAGGACAGCACGATCCCCCATGCGCCAGCCCAAACCGGCTATCAAATCCCTACCGCAACAGAGTTCACCATCCGGCGCACCATCACCGCCACAAGCACCGCCACAGAGGTGCGCGAATTCGTTACCACCATTGCATATGACCTTCAAACCGCTGGCTATTTAGGGTAAAATAAAGTATGAAATACGGAATCGCCGCCCTCAAAGCCAAGAACTATCGAGGCAGTCCGCGCCACCCAACTCAACAGATGGCGGCGCAAGGTCGCTATGGCGATGACACAATTGGCCACCTGGACACCGGTGAAGTCGTAGTCCCTAAAAACCTACAGTCGCCCGGCCTCATGGCTTTGTTCGCAAAGAACGCCCGTAGCAAAGGCATCGACCCCTCCCGCTATATGGTAGGCTCCCAATCCGCCCCCCGCAACCCCTCCACCGGCGCCCAAGAATTCTGGTCTTCCGGCCCCGGCGGTGAAGGCCCCGGATCACCCGGCTCCTCCAGCAGCGGAAACGGAGGCGGACAAGGAAGTCCTGGTAGTGCAGGCGGTCCCGGCTCAGAAGGAAGTGACCCTGGCGTCGGTCCAGGCGAAGGCCCCGGCGGTCCTAATGCTCCAGGTAATTTAGGAAACAATCCGGGCGACCCAGAAGACGACGACCAATCCTTAGATAAGATGTACTCTACAGTCACTCGCGACCTTGACCCAGATAATACTCTGCCTGATCATATACAAGCTATCAATGCGATGACGGCGGC